AAATATACTGGTGATGAAAAAGCAATGGAGTTAATGGATCAGGTAATAGAAAATTTCAAACGTTTTCACCCTAAACCAGAAGAAGTTCAATGTTCTAATCCAGTAGCAGAACCAGAATTTATTAAACCTTATTTTGGTTTAAGATTATTCCCTGTATGGCATGTAGGAACTGATTATTTACATGAAATAGGTAAAAATTGGTATAAACATTTAGTGGATAATGGTGTAAACTTTAGATGGGAAGAAAAAGTAACTGATATTGATTTTGAAAAAAAAGAAGTATACACAGATTTATATACAATGCCTTATGATAAACTTATATTTGGGGTTGGTAAATCAGGTATTGATTTTGGTAAAAAATTAGCTGAAAAATATGAATTAGCTACAGAATCTAAACCAGTACAAATAGGTGTTAGATTTGAAGCACCACAAAAACACTTTCAAAAATTAATTGATGTAAGTTACGATTTTAAATTATATCGTAAATTTGATGATGAAGGTGTATCATTAAGATCATTTTGCACAAATAATAATGCAGCTTATGTTGCTGTTGAGCAAACTTATGGAGATGTTAGTTACAATGGACATGCTAAAAAAGATATGAAGTATAAAAATGATATGACTAATTTTGGTATTTTAATGGAAATTAGAGGTATTAAAAAACCTTTTGATTGGTCTAGAGAATTAGTTCAAAAGGTAAATAAAACTTGGTTTGATACTTCTAAAGGACAAGGCAGATTTGCCCGTAAAACCCATTCAGGTTTATATTATTCTCCATCACGTAAAAGAGGAATGACAAGTGAAGGTGATATAGTTGATGCTATGCCTATTAATTCATTAGAGGAAATTAAAAAATCATTTAAAGGTTATTATGATTATATAGATAATTTTATTGAAGATATGAAAAAAGTATTTCCAACACTTAAAGATGATTGGGGAATTTACGTACCAGAAGTAAAATATTTATCACCTGAACCATTAGTAGATTATAGTAATTTAAGTTTAAAAGAATATCCTGATGTTCATTTTGTAGGAGATGCCTTAAGTGCCAGAGGTATCACAGTATCAGGAGCACAAGGCACATTAGTAGCAGAACAATTATTAATTAAAAATTAAAGTTATGAGTAAAGACAAAAAATTATTTGAAGAAAAAGTTATAAAATTTAAAGGTGCTAGACATTATTTAATTAAAATGGAAGGCGAGGAACATTTTAAACATCACAGATATGATAAACCTGCAATAGTTCCCTTATCGAAAGATAGTGAATTTAAAAAAGGATATTTTTTAGGAGGAATTGAGTATGATGAAGCTACATTTAAAGAAATAATGAAAGAAAGAGAAGGATTGCCTTGGTATAAACAATCAGCCCCTAAAGGTCAAACATATAGAAATTAATATGAGAGAACATACTTTACAAGCAATGCCTTATAAAGGAGAAAGACATGAAAAAGCTTGGGGACATGAGTTATGGATTATTAATAATGAATTTTATTGTGGTAAACTATTAGTATTTCATAAAGATAAGTCTTTTTCAATGCATTATCATTTGTTAAAAGATGAAGCATGGTATATTTCTAAAGGCGAATTTCAATATACTTACATAGATACTGAAACAGCACAACAACATAAAGTGGTAGTAAGAGAAGGCGATTGTATTCACTTAATGCCAGGACAACCTCACCAAATGTTGGCTCTTGAAGAAGGGAGTTGTATATTCGAGGTATCAACACAACACTTTGATAGTGATAGTTATAGAGTAGGAATGGGATCTTCACAATTAGATCCATTAGATTTACCGTTTTAATATGAAAATAGGTTTTTGTGGTACAATGTCAGTAGGTAAAACAACTTTAGTTAATGCTTTAGCTGAATTACCTGAATTTAAAGATTATAAATTTAGAACAGAGCGTTCTAAATATTTAATGGAAATGGGTATTCCTTTGAATACTGATTCCACTGTAAAAGGTCAAGCAGTATTTTTAGCAGAAAGAGCTAGTGAATTAATGCAAGATAATATAATAACAGATAGAACTATTATTGATGTAATGGCGTTTGCTAAATGTTCTAAATCAATGTATTATTTTGAAGCTAATGATTTTTGTGATTTTGCTGCTCATATGTTAGATCAATATGATTATATTTTTTATGTTTCTCCTGAAGGAGTTGAAATTGAAAATAATGGAGTAAGAGAAACTAATAAAGAATATAGAAAACAAATTGATGAAAGCATTCAATTATTAATTATTAAATATAGACATAAAATTAAAAATTTTATTGAAATTAAAGGTTCAACGGAAGAACGTATAAAATTAGTTAAAGGAACGATTTCTTTATGATATTTATAACAAAATAACTTTACAATGAAAAAATCGGAATTAAAAAGTTCAATAAGAGAAGAAATAATTGATATATTAGAAGCAGTAACAGATAAAGATGTTAAAGCTCAAAAAGATTATAACGATGAATTAGAAAGAAGTGCTGAATTAGCAAAAAAAGCAGGTTTAGTTGATGAAGGAGATAATCAAGATGATGGATATGTTGATAAGAAGGATGTAGATGATACAACAGATTTATATGTTCACAGTGATCCAGAATCAATGGCTTTTGAAAATAAAGAAAATGATGAAGAAGAACCTTCAACATCTCAACTTAAAGGAGCCTCTAAGGATTCAGTATCAGTAATAGCTAGTAAGCTACAACAAATTTCTACCGAATTAAAAAAAACAGCTAAAAAATGGAAAGAATCTGAAGGTGGAGATAAATTAAAATTAAGAGATAGATTAGTAAAATTAACCAAAATTAAAAAAGAGCTTGAATCAATGCTCTAATAAAGTTATGAAAAAATTATTTAAAATTATATTAGCAATAGGAGGAGTAATTGCTGGAATATTTGCTATTTTTGCTTCACAAAATAAAAGTAAAAGAGAATTTAATAGAAAAGTAAAGGAAAATAATGACAAAATAAAAGACATTAAATCCCAATCCTCAAAAGTAGAAGAAGAAAAAAAAGAAACAAAAGCTAATATTAAAAAAACATCTTCAAAAATAAAATCTACAAAGTCAAAAGTAAAAAATACTCAAAATGCAAAATCTACAATAGATAAATTTGAGAAAAAATATAGAAAAAAATGAAAAATTTAATTCTAATCTTAATATCATTTATAACACTTAATTGTTATAGTCAGGATATAGTAGAAATTCCCCAAACAGAACTAGAGGAATTTTTTTTAGCTATTGATACTCTTAAACAACAAGATTCATTAAAAACTATTTTAATACAAGATTTAGAAAGTCAAATTAAAAATTTTAATTTATTATCAAAACAGGATAGTTTAATAATTGGTTTTAAAAACCAAGAAATTATACTATTACATGAACAAATTAATTTATATGATGATAGACTAAAACAAGTTGATAAATGGTATAAAAAACCATGGGTTGGAGTTGTAGGAGGAGTATTAGGTACTCTTATTACAATTCATGTAATAGACTATTCCTTACCACAATAATATGAGTTCGGATTTAAAAAAAATAATAAGACATGAATATATAAAATGTGCTAAAGATCCTGCTCATTTTATGAAAAAATACTGTAACATTCAACATCCTCAAAGAGGAAGAATATTATTTAATTTATATCCTTTTCAAGAAAAAGTATTACATCTTTGGAGAGATAATCCTTATTCTATTATCTTAAAATCAAGACAATTAGGTATATCCACTCTATCAGCAGGATATTCTTTATGGTTAATGTTATTTCATAAAGATAAAAATGTACTTTGTATTGCGACTAAACAAGAAACAGCTCGTAATATGGTTACAAAGGTAAAATTTATGTATGATAGTTTACCTTCTTGGTTAAAAATAAATGCAGAAGAAAATAATAAATTATCATTAAGACTTAGTAATGGTTCTATAATTAAAGCAACATCAGCAAGTAGTGATGCTGGTAGATCAGAAGCAGTATCTCTTCTACTAATTGATGAGGCAGCTTTTATTGAACAAATTGGAGAAATATGGGCATCAGCACAGCAAACTCTAGCAACAGGTGGTGGAGCAATAGTATTAAGTACACCATATGGAACAGGAAATTGGTTTCACAAAACATGGGTATCAGCTGAGAATTCCCAAAATGATTTTTTACCTATAAGATTACCTTGGGATGTTCATCCTGAAAGAGATCAAACATGGAGAGATAGACAAGATGAATTATTAGGTGATCCTAGATTAGCAGCTCAAGAATGTGATTGTGATTTTAGTACATCTGGTGATATAGTATTTTACTCAGAATGGATCGATTTTGTTAAAGAATCAACTATCCAAGATCCTATGGAAAGAAGAGGAGTAGATCAAAATTTATGGATTTGGGAATCAGCAGATTATTCTAGAGAATATATGGTAGTAGCTGATGTAGCAAGAGGAGATGGTAAAGATTATTCGGCATGTCATGTTATGGATATTCAAACAAACACACAGGTAGCTGAGTATAAAGGACAAATGCCACCTAAAGAATTTGGATATTTTTTAACAGGATTAGCTACAGAATATAATAATGCTATGTTAGTAGTAGAAAATGCAAACATAGGATGGGCAACATTAGATGCTATACAAGAAAGAGGATATAGAAATTTATATCAATCCCCAAAATCTGATCAAATGACAGCAGAATCTTATTTAAGAGTATATGAAGGAAATTCAGAAATGGTTCCTGGTTTTACTATGTCAATGAGAACAAGACCTCTTTGTATTAATAAATTTAGAGAATTTGTAGGTGATAGATCAGTAACAATTCGTTCAAAACGTTTATTAGAAGAAATGAAAGTATTCGTTTGGAAAAATGGAAGACCAGAAGCTCAAACAGGTTATAACGATGACTTGGTTATGTCATTTGGGATTGGTATGTTCCTACGTGATACTTCATTGAAGTTTCAACAACAAAGTTTAGATATGGCAAGGGCTGCATTAGATAATATAAAAAGTAATAAAACTCCATATAAAGGTGGTTATAAAGGTAATTCTAATGTAGAAAATCCATATAAAACCAACATAGGTGGAAAAGACCACGACATAAGTTGGTTAATTTAATATTTATAAAAAAATAGAACATGGCAAATACAAGTTTATTTTCAAGACTAAGAAGATTATTTTCAACAGATGTAATAATTCGTAATGTTGGGGGTGATCAACTTAAAGTGTTTGATGTAAATCAAGCACAACGAACTGGAAATTTAGAAACAAATGCCTTAGTAGATAGATTTAATAGAATTTACTCAAACTCAGGTACTTCAATATATGGACAACAAAATGCATTTAACTATCAAGTTATGCGTCCTTTATTATATTCAGATTATGATGCAATGGATATGGATGCTATAGTAGCTTCAGCATTAGATATTGTAGCAGATGAAGCAACTCTAAAAAATGATATGGGTGAAGTTTTATCAATTAAATCTGCAGATGAAGATATACAAAAAATATTATATAATTTATTTTATGATGTATTAAATATAGAATTTAATCTTTGGTCATGGATACGTAATATGTGTAAGTATGGAGATTTCTTTTTAAAATTAGAAATAGCTGAAAAATTTGGGGTGTATAATGTTATCCCTTATACAGCTTTTCATATTGAAAGAGTAGAAGGAGGCATAGGTACTGATCCTGAAACAGGCGAAGAAACAAATCCTCAAGATGTTAGATTTAGATTTGAACCAGATGGGGTTTCAACATCAACTTATGGATATTATAATGTACCAAATGCAGGAAATCAAGCAAGTTCTATTATATTTGATAATTATGAAATGGCTCATTTTAGATTATTATCTGATATGAATTTCTTACCTTATGGTAGATCATATATTGAACCAGCAAGAAAATTATTTAAGCAATATACTTTAATGGAAGATGCAATGTTAATTCATAGAATTGTACGTGCACCTGAAAAACGTATATTTTATATGAATGTAGGAGCTATTCCACCAAATGAAGTAGATGCATTTATGGAAAAAACTTTAAGTAAATTAAAAAGAACTCCATTTATAGATGAAAAAACAGGTGAATATAATTTAAAATATAATATGCAAAATATATTAGAAGATTATTATATACCTGTTAGAGGAAATGATCAAGCAACAAAAATAGAAAATTTAAATGGATTACAATGGAATGGAATTGAAGATGTTGAATATTTAAGAGATAAATTATTTGCAGCTTTAAAAGTTCCAAAAGCATTTATGGGGTATGATGAAAATGTAGAAGGTAAAGCTACATTAGCGGCTCAAGATATTAGATTTGCTCGTACAATAGAAAGAATTCAAAGAATAGTTGTTTCTGAATTATATAAAATAGCATTAGTTCATTTATATACTCAAGGTTATAGAGATGAACAATTAGGAAATTTTGAATTATCATTAACTAATCCTTCAATCATTTATGATCAAGAAAGAATAGCATTAATGAAAGAAAAAGTTGATTTAGCTGCCCAAATGATGGAAAATAAATTATTGCCAACAGAATGGATTTATGAGAATATATTCCATTTAAGTGAAGATAATTATGAAGAATATAGGGATTTAGTAAGAGAAGATGCTAAACGTCAATTTAGAATTTCTCAAATTGAAGCAGAAGGTAATGATCCTATTGAAACTGGGAAATCATATGGAACACCTCATGATTTAGCTTCATTATATGGTAAAGGTAGAATGTATACAGACCCGGGTAATGTTCCTGATGGTTATAAAGATGGAACAAAAGATACAACCCCATTAGGAAGACCAGCAGAAAAAGCATCTAAAAGAAATACACAAGATGATAATTTTGGAAAAGATAGATTAGGTGCCCAAGGAATGAAAAAAGATGTAAATGATCCTAATAAAAGTCCATTAGCATTAGAAAGTAACTCAAATTACTTACAACATCAGGGTATGTTAAAATCAATCCCTTCTGAAAAGAAATTGGTATTTGAGCAAAATAAGGCGAAAAGTTCGCTCCTTGATGAATCAAATATTAAGGAACAATAATTTTAATATATTTATACTAAAATAAATATTGATGTATATAAAACACTCAAAATTTAAAAATACCGGTATTCTTTTCGAGATTCTAGTAAAGAAAATTACTGGTGACACATTATCTGGGGTAACCTCTCCAGCGATAAAGATAATCAAAGAATATTTTGTAAATACAGAATTAGGAAGAGAGTACAAATTATATGAAACTGCATTTAAAAATAAAAACCTAACAGAAGGTAAAGCAAATATAATTTTAGATACTATCCTAGAACAATCTAAAAAACTTAATAGAAGAAAATTAAGAAATGAAAAATATAATTTAATTAAAGAACTAAAATCTCACTATGATGTTGAAGATTTATTTAAAACTAAATTATCTGATTATAAAGCACGAGCTTCTTTTTATACTTTATTAGAAATATATAATTCTCCTAAGAATACTAATCCACAACAAGTAATAGATAATAAAATAACAATATTAGAGCATATTACTACTAAACATGTAGATAAAGTAAAAGTAAAAAATACAGTATTAGAAGAATTTAAATCATATGACAAAGACTTACGTCAATTAACTTATCATGTTTTACTTGAAAATTTTAATACTAAATATGATGAATTAAATACAAAACAAAAATCCATATTGAAACAGTTTATTAATTCAGCTGATAATGGCCCTTTATTAAAGGAATTTTATAATTCTGAAGTTGCAGGAATTAAATCATCTTTAAAAACTCAAATTAAAAAAGTAAAAGATAAAACAACAAAAATTAAATTACAAGAAGTTGATAAATTAATTTTAGAATTAAATAAAAGAACAACAGTTAAAAATAATCATCTAGTTGATTTATTACAATATCATTCATTATTAGAAGAATTAACAACAGCAAATGGATAAATTTAATAAAAAAATATCAGAAGTAGAATTTATTGATCCTAAGCCAGAAGCATCAAGAGATGAACCTAAACCAGAAGATTGGGCTGAAGGTATTATATATGTAGATGATAAAAGAATACCAGAATCATTTTTAAAAAAGATAGAAAAAAAATATGGTCCAATTCCAAAAGGAAGTTATTTTACAAATAATTTCTCAACATATTGGGAAAAATTAGAACCAGATTATGGTGGGGAAGTAAATACAGGAACTAGATCAGTATCAAATCAATATAGATTACCAAACTTTTCAAAAATATTTAAAGGGTTTACTAAAATGAGAGATGATATTAAATTCATCAAACAAAATAAAGATGTACAGGGTGATGAAAAAATTAAAGGTATATTTGATAAATTGGATGATGTATTTAATGAATATAGAACACATTTAAGAAAAAATTATCCTGAAGAATATGAAATAATAGTAAGATCAGGAGGTTTAAAAGGTGGTGGAGCCGGGGGTGGTTTAGATGAAATCTCTTCAACAGGAGGAGGTACAGCTTCATTTACACCAGGTACAGGAATGACATATGCAACCCCATATGCATTTAAAAGAAAAAAAAAACTAGAAAAATGAAAACACCATCTGGAGTTGTATCATCACTTTCAATAAATGAAAGTAAAGATCCTGGAGCAACATTAGGACCAGGACCTAAAGCAGGAAAAGATGGGGTTGATAATAGTACATATACTAGTGAATTTGGGTACAAGTTAGTTCCTAAAGATAAAAAGGGAAATTATGTACAAAAAGGCTCAAAATTAGATGTTGTTAATTTATTTGAAGATGCAAAATCCTTTCAAAAAGAAAGAATAGCAGCATTTGATTCAATTGAACAGGAACTTAATGATATTTATAAGATGTTGAGTAATGCTAAAAATGAAACAAGTGATTATTATAATGATAATCCTTCATCATTTTCAGTACTTAAACCAACTGATTTAGTTTTGGACTATATAAAAGATATTAAAGACTTATTAAAAGCAAAATAAAATGGCAAAAACAATACAAGAACAATATAACCAAATAAAAAAAGGAAAAGGTAGTAAAGAACTTTTTCTTAAAGAGGTTAAAAGAAGCTATCCACATATGATAGTTAATTCTGCTACATTTAATCAAGCAGAAGAAATACTATTAAACAGATCAGTATTATCTGAAAACATTGCTGGTGTAGTAACTGATTCACTTAAAAAACCAGATTGGTTTAAAATATTTGATGATAATATGAATCTTATTAAAGAAGAATCAAAATCATTATCAGGTGTTGAAGGTCCATTATCTGATGCTGCTAAAAAAGATGAAGCAATTAAAGCAGATGTTAAAAAACCTAATAAAGATGTAGTTGATTTAGAAACAAAAGGATTTGATTATAAAGATAAAAAAAATTGGGATAATTTAAATGGTGAAGAATTTAGATTAGGTGTTAAATTTGAAATGGATAAAGTTAGAGAAACAGTTTCTGATGCTGATTTAGGAGAAGCTATAGAAAAAGCACAAAAATTAGTAGCTAAAAATTTAAGTGCTGATCCTTTGTATTATGTTAAAAATGCTATGTTTGGTATAGATAAAGTAGGATACACAGATGACTGGCCTGGTATTAGAGCAAGTAAATCTGACCAAATGGAAAAAGTAAAATTAAAAGAAAATAAAATGATATCATTAGTAAATTTAGTAGAAAACGGACCATTAGGTGAAAAACCAAAAAGAGCTAAAAAAGTAAAAAAAGAAACTATTGAAACTAAATTAGCTGAAATTGATAAACAAGCACAAATAGTAGCTATGGAAGCTAAAATTAATGCTGTAAGTGAAGTAATAGCATCAAAATCAGCAAGAATAAATTTAGTAAATGAAGATAATGATTTAGCAGAATTACTTGATAAATCAAAAATTAAAGCTATACAAAAAGAAGTTAAAATTTTAGAAAAAAGAAAAGCTAAAATGGAAAAACTTTATGAAAAAATGTGTGGTAAAAAATATAAACAACAAGTAGATGAAATGGATTCTACTAAATGGAAAGAAAATAATGGATCTGGTCAAGATTGGGTACCAAGAAAAGTAGGTCAATCAAAAACTACATTTGAAGAGCAAACAAATCAAGAGTCAAATGAAAACTCAAATGACAATTCAAATGAAGGTTCAAATTTAAATTCTAACGGAATCAATTAATACAAACATGGATAAACAAGTACTAGTCGAAACAAGGCTGTTCGCGGCCATGCCAAAATCTCTAACTGAAAAGAAAATTTCAGAATCGGGAAATCCTTTAGTTGAGGGAATATTAGCTACTGCTGAAGTAAAAAATGGTAATGGTAGGTATTATTCAAAAGATTTATGGGAAAGAGAAATCGACAAGTACAAAACATTAGTTGATGAAAATAGAGCATTAGGTGAATTAGATCACCCTGATGATACAATAATAAATTTAAAAAATGTATCACATAATATAAAAGATATGTGGTGGGATGGTGATAATGTAGTAGGAAAAATAGAATTATTACCAACACCAGCAGGAAATATATTAAAAGCATTAATCGAAAGTGGAATTACAGTTGGTGTATCTTCTAGAGGTATGGGAAGTTTAAAGCCAATGGGTGAAGTACAAGAAGTACAAGATGATTTTGAATTATTATGTTGGGATTTTGTATCCACACCTTCTAACCCAGATTCATTTATGCATTTAGTAAAAGAAGGAATTGAAATTCCTAAAGAAAATCCATATACTAAAGTAAATTCTATAATAACAGAAATACTTTGTGCAAATGGTACATGCCCTATAATATAACAGTTTTACCCTGTGAACCCTGGATTAGCGCTTTCTTTTAATTAAGAGGCGCTTTTCCTTTACTTTTTAAGAATATTCATATACGTATAAACATAATATGTCATTTCTGATATGACATTAGAACAATTATTAATTCTTATTACGATTCTTAATAATCGTACTTCCAACAAAAATTTAGGAAAATGAACAGAAACTTTTTAAAAGAGGCTATTGCCGATGCAAAGACTGTAAAAGAATCAGCCATTGCAAATGCTAAGCTTGCTTTAGAAGAAGCTTTTCAACCACAAATCAAATCCATGCTAGCTGCAAAGTTAGAAGAAATGGAAAAAGAAGAAATGGATGAAGCAAATGATAAAGTAGACGAAGCAAAAAAATCTGATGAGGATAAAATGGATGAAGGAAAAGAGTACATGACTAAAAAAGAAAAAGCAGAAGGTGACGATCGAAAGTATGATAACAAAGCTGAGACCGAAACTGAAAAAATGCGAAAACTTAAAGAAGATGACTCTGATCTAGATGAAATTTTAGCTGAATTAGAAACAGAACTTAAAGAAGATGCTCGTACAGACGCTGAAGAGGAAGGCTACAAAGACGGTATGAAAGACGAAAAAGAGGACTTGAAAGAGGACGAACGTACAGATGCCGAGGAAGAAGGCTACCTTGATGGTGAAAAAGACGAGAAAGAAGACATGGAAGACGAGGACGAAGAAATCGACCTTGAAGATATGTCTGAAGAAGATCTTAAAAAGTTCATAGAAGACGTAATCGAAGATATGGTAGGAGCTGGCGAAATTGAAGCTGGTGATAACTTTGAAGATGACGTTGACGTGGACGTAGATGAAGAAGGTGAAATAGAAGTAGAAGATGATATGGAAACTTCGGTTGACATAGCAGAAGATGCAAGAACAGATGCTGAAGAAGAAGGATACAAAGATGGTATCAAAGACGCTAAAGCAGATGCTAAAAAAGAAATTGATGAAAATAAAGAAAAAGATGAAGAATTAAAAGAAGCTTATGCTACTGTTGAGACTTTAAGAAAAGAATTAAATGAAATCAATTTACTTAATGCAAAATTACTTTATACTAATAAAATCTTCAAATCTAAAAACTTAAATGAAACTCAAAAGGTAAAAGTACTAGAAGCATTTGATAAAGCTAGTAATGTAAAAGAAGCAAAATTAGTATTTGAAACTGTAAGTACAGGATTCAAATCTAAAGCAAAACACATAAATGAAAATTTAGGTAGAGCTTCTAAATCCATTTCTACTCCAAAAGCTCCAAGTAAAAAACCTATTGTAGAATCAAATGAGATGGTGATGAGATTCCAGAAATTAGCTGGTATCATCAAAGGATAAAAATTAATTATTAACGACTTTAAAAATTTGAAAAAATGTCACAATTAAATTCACTTTTAGAAAGCGCTAACACGTATAAATCACTACAAAGTGATGCTGCAAGATTAGCGTCCAAGTGGGCTAAAACAGGCTTACTTGAGGGCATGGATTCTGAGCAAGACAAAAACAATATGTCTATGATCTTAGAAAACCAAGCTAAACAATTGGTAACAGAGAACACTCAAACAGGTGGTGGATCAGCAACTATGACTGCTGGTACAGGTCCTGCAGGTCAATGGGCTGGTGTTGCTTTACCATTGGTAAGAAAAGTATTTGGACAAATCGCTGCAAAAGAATTTGTTTCGGTTCAACCAATGAACTTACCTTCTGGTCTAGTATTTTATCTAGACTTCCAATACGGAGGAACGCAAGTTAACTCTCCACAAGCTGCTGCTAATGCAGAGAAAAATCCATTTACAATTGGACAATCTTTATATGGTACAGCTTCTCCAGATGCAACTCCAACAAACACTAGTGGCTTCGGTAACGCTGCTGCAGGTGGTCTTTATGGAGCTGGTAGATTTGGATACTCAACGCAAAACTTAATTTCAGGTGCTGTTGCAGTTACTACTTATAACGTTGGTGCTGCTGATTTCTACAGAGATATGCATGCTGATTCTGCTTTTGCTTTTACTACATCAGGTGTAGGTGCTGATAACAGTACTGTAACTAATGTAAGTAAAGTAAATATGTTAGCTACTAACTTAGCTGCTACTTATGATGCAACAGCTATTGAAGGATTCTATTTAGCAAGTTTTACAAATACTCCTGCTGATGGATCAAGACAATATCCTGCATTTACAGCTTTAAGTTCAGGTGGTTATTTCCCAGCTCCAGTTGCTGCAGTTTCTGCTGTACCAGCGGGTGATGTTACTACTGACTCTGCTTCTGTAGCAGGTGCTTCAGATTTAAACGTTGCTCCTACAGCTACAACTTCTGCTGCGGGTGTTGGTTTAACAGTTGACTTTTCAGGTCCTGTTGGTGGTGCTACTACTGATGTGGTAGTTAACAACCCAGGTTCAGGATATGTTGCTGGTGATACAGTAACTTTCTCAGTTGCTTCTAGACCAAACTGTACTAACGGTGTTGGTGCTGCTGTAGCAATGGTACTTACTTTAGGTGCTGCTGTTGCTGCTGATGTTAGAGGTGCTGATTCAATCATTTCTTTCTTCGTAGTATCAGGATCAGTTGTTGCTGGTGATGCTGCAGGTACTGTTTTACAAACTCTACAACCTACTGATAATAACAGAGGTGATTTTGAACAAATGGATACTGGTGCGAATGCTGCAAATGCTCCAATCGCAATTCCAGAAATCAATGTTCAAATGAGAAGTGAAGCTATCGTTGCTAAAACTAAGAAATTGAAAGCTGTTTGGACTCCTGAGTTCGCTCAAGATTTAAACGCTTACCATTCTTTAGATGCAGAAGCTGAATTAACTTCAATTATGAGTGAGTATATTTCATTAGAAATAGACCAAGAAATTCTTGCAATGTTAATCGAAGATGCTGGTGCTGGTGATGAGTACTGGAGTGCTATTAATAACCAAAATATTAGTGCTGCAGGTGCTGGAACTGCATTAGGATTCTTTAATTCTCAAGGACAATGGTTCCAAACTTTAGGAACTAAAGTTCAAAAGTTAAGTAACATTATTCACCAAAGAACTCTTAGAGGTGGTGCTAACTTTATGGTATGTTCTCCAACTGTAGCTACTATTATCGAATCTATTCCAGGATTTGCTAGTAACTCAGATGGTGATGCTGCTAAAATGAGCTATGCATTTGGTGTACAGAAAGCTGGTTCAATGAATGGTAGATACCAAGTTTACAAAAACCCATACATGACTGACAACACTATCCTATTAGGATACAGAGGTGGTCAGTTCTTAGAAGCGGGTGCTGTATTCTCTCCATACATTCCACTTATCATGACTCCTCTAGTATACGATCCAACAACCTTCACTCCAAGAAAAGGTTTATTAACTCGTTATGCTAAGAAAATGTTAAGACCAGAATTTTATGGAAGAATTTACGTTTCAGGACTAAATTCACTATAATAGCTTAACTTAAGCATTTATATTAAGGAAGCCCCGCATTAGCGGGGCTTTTTTTATTTAGGTTATATACCTACTAGGTAGTTAGTATATGTATAATAGATAAAAAATTAATAATAAAAATAGTTTTAAAATGAAAGAGACACCCTCACAGTTACCAATCCAGAGTTATGTAATGAATTTCCCCTTTACTTTTTCTACAAATGATCCAAATAATGTTTGGATGACAGAAATGTCAGATAAAGAGTTATCTATTAATAGGCCTAAAGCATATAAACAATTTATGGATTTATATAATTTTATGGCAGGTCAATCATTAGTACATTTACTTCCAGCAGAAGGTAATTTCCAAGATTTAGTTTATGTTGCAAATTTAGGTTTACAACTTCCTCACATTAAAGATGAAAATCATATTATATTATCTAATTATACTTCTCCTCCAAGACAAGGTGAAGAATATGTAGGTGAAAAATTCTTTAAACAAATGGGGTATAATACTACAATATCCCCACATAAATGGGAAGGAGAAGCAGATATAAAATACTTAAAAGATAATGTTTATATAGGAGGATTTGATATTCGTTCTGATATAAAAACATATCATTGGATGGAAGAAAATTTTGATATGAATATTATCAAAGTTAAGATGATTGATGAATATATGTACCATTTAGATTGTTCAATTTTCCCATTAAATACGCGCGCAACTATGATTTGCACGGAACTATATGAAAAAGAAGAGTTAGCGCAAATAAGCAAATATACTGATATAATAGACATAGATGTAGAAGATTCTATGTATGGAATGGCTAATTCAGTTAGATTAGGAAATATGATTTTATGTGCTTCAAATATATCAGAAATGAAAAAAACAGATGAATATTATGAAGGTGAAAAACATAAAATAGCATCATTAGAAAAAATATGTTCTAATGAAGGAATGGAACCAGTAATATTTAATTTATCAGAATATATGAAGTCAGGAGCAATGCTTTCTTGTATGGTAATGCATTTAAATAGGGTAGATCATTTTAAAACACTCTTATAATGGCTGAAAAATTAGAAGATTGGCTAAATGGAGAGGTAAAAGAACTTCAAAAACTCCCAGTAGCAGAATTAAGTAATACATTTTTCTTTAGAGATCCTGTAAGACCTACTTATGTAGATAATGAACATTTTTATAGTCCTGCAGATGGAACTATTTTATATCAAAAAATGGTTTTACCTGGGGAACAAGTACTCGAAATAAAAGGTATAGATTATACTATTCAAGATGTTATGGGTGATAAAGATTATAGTAAACCCTCATTAGTAATAGGAATATTTATGTCTTTTTATGATGTTCATATAAATAGAATTCCTTATGGAGGAGTTTTAAAATATAAAAATTTAGAACCTATTGAATCTACTAATAAACCAATGTTAGCAGTTGAAAAGGATATACTAAATAAGGTAATTAATCCTAATAATATGGATTATTTAAAGTTTAATGAAAGAATGTTTAACCAAGTATATGTACCTTCTTTAGATTACACATACTATATAATACAAATAGCTGATGAAGATGTAAATGTAATTGCTCCATTTAAAAAGCAACAAGATTTTTGCACTCAAAACGAAAGATTTAGTTTAATTAGATGGGGTTCCCAAGTAGATTTAGTTTTACCTCTAGATGAAAGATTTAATTTTGATATTTTATTAGAGGAAACTATGCATGTTAATGCAGGCCTAGATAAATTAATTAAAATTAGAATGAATAATGACCTCAAATCACCACACAGACGAAGTTTTTAGAAAAAAACGAATAGTGAAAAATCCAATAAAATTTAAAATACAATTAAATGAAGAACAAAAAACAGCTAAATCCAAAATATTAGAAAACACATTAACAATATTAGCGGGAAAAGCAGGATCAGGTAAAACATTATTAGCATGTAATGTAGCTTTAGATGGATTATTAAGAAGACACTATTCAAAAATTATAATTACAAGACCAACAGTATCTAAAGAAGAAATAGGATTCTTACCAGGAGATTTAAGAGAAAAAATGGATCCTTGGATTCAACCTATTTATCAAAATATGTATGCTTTGTATAATAAAGCAAAAGTAGAAAAATTAATTTCTGATGGTAAAATTGAAATAGTTCCTTTAGCATTTATGAGAGGAAGAACATTTTTAGATAGCTGTATTATTGTAGATGAAGCACAAAATGTTACTCATGAACAAATGGAAATGATTTCAACCCGTATAGGTTTAAGATCAAAAATGATTGTATGTGGGGATGATCATCAAGTTGATTTAAAAAGTAAAGCAGACTCAGGATTTAGATTTTTATATGCTGCCTCTCGTAGAGTAAAAAATATGGAGGGAGTTACTTTACAGCAAAATCATAGGGATCCTATTGTAGATGATTTAATTGAAGTATATGAAGAGGCAGATGCAAAAGGAATTATGAAAAGTTCATCAGGGTCTAGTGGAAGAAGTAGAAAATAGTATTTATTTCTTATGTTTATTCCAAACCTTTCGATATTTATAACAAAAAGATATGGCATCTACTGTAACTCCATCAACCTTCCAAGTAAAAATAAAGGAAGATCATGTAATTAATGGTATAAGAACTGTTAATGAAAATTATTTAAGAATACCTAATGTAACTAATTATGATAGGAGAATTGTAACCTGTCCTTATACTACATCTGTAGACTTAATTAATACGAATGGTTTAACACCTGGCCCAGCATTATTTCCTTCATATAGTATAGCTTATGGTAGAATAACTAATATGGATGATAGTAATCGTTTAGCCGTTACATTTACGTCTTCATTAGGAACAACAGGAACTTTATACCCAGCAAAAGAATTATTTCCAGCTTCATATACTTCAGGAGGTGAAAAAGGAACAGCAGGAACTTACACAGGAGTCGGAACCACAACAAATGGGAGTGGTGCAGGAGCTACTTTAAATGTAGTAATGGATACAACAGCAGGTCATTTATTAGAAACCTCTACACTAAATATAACATCAGCACCTACTACAACTAATAATATTTCTGTAACAGATGTAAAACAAAGTGCAACATCAGGTACAGGTGCTAATGCAGAATTTACTATAAGTGCAACAGCAAATACTATTTCATCAGTTACAGTTACAAAAGCAGGTGAAAATTATAGAGCTGGAGATACTATTACTTTTAGTAGATCAGCATTATCCTCTTTTGGAACAGTTAGTGGAGATTTAGTTGTTCAATTAGTTCCTGCAGATTTAAAGGTTCGTCCTTCAAGTATTATTATTAATGCACAAGGGCTAGGATATGCAGTAGGTAATACACTTACAGTAGCAGCAGCTACTATAGGTACACCAAGTTCTGATTTAGTAGTAACATTAATTGCATCAGATTTTACAACAAACACACAAAGATCTTATTGGACAATGGAATGTTTACCAACTTCCTCTATTATGTTTTCAAGTCCTAATTGTTCTGGAAGTGATTTTACAGGGACATTTGATCAAGATATAGAATATATATCGGTTTATGCAATACCTAATTCATTTGGAAGTGGAAGTATAGATGTAGAATATGTATTAGTTAATGCACCAGTAGCAACAAATTAAAATAAAAAACTATGGCAAATATACCAATTTGGCCCGGATCTAGTTCATTCCAACCAGGAGATACTCCTTTTGGATTTTATGATAATGATCCAGACTTTGAAAAAGACGCAGATAAAGTATGTACCTTCTGTACTAGAAGGATGGGGTATCCTATTGTTGAAATTGAATTGCAAGCACTTAATTTTTATGCTGCATTTGAAGAAGCAGTAACAATTTATGGTAATGAGCTGTATGCATATAAGATTAGAGAAAATTATTTAACATTAGAGGGAGCACCTACAAGTATAGATATAGAAGAATCAATTGTTTCCCCAAATTTAGGAAGAATAATTGATTACTCAGAACAATATGGTTCTGAAGCAGGAACAGGGGGTAATGTTCCATGGCATAAAATGGGTATACCATTATCTGGAAGTGTACAAGATTATGATTTAGATTATTATGCTTCATTAAATGGGTTTACAAAAGAAAAAGATATAGAAATAATGAGAGTTTTTTATGAGCAAGCACCGGCTTCTGCTTATTGGGCAAATTCTTATGATGGTTTTGGTTTTGGTTTAGGTGGAACAGTAGCAGCAGGAATTGATGGTGTAGGTGGATTAGGTGGTTTTGGATATGGAGGAGGATACTTAATGATGCCTTTAAATTATGACTTAGCTATTATTCAACAAATTGAAATGAATGATATGGTTAGAATATCTAATTATTCATTTGAAATGCATAACAATAGGTTAAGAGTATTCCCAATACCACAAGCTACAAATATATCAGGATCACCTGATTATGATCCTAACAATCCATCAGGATCAGCTGGTACTATGTGGGTTGAGTTTATATCTAAATCACAAAGATCTTCTGCTTCTATTGTTGAAGCTTATGATAAAATTAAAATGGTAAGTGGGGTGCCATATAAAAATCCTAAATATGATGAAATAAATTCC